GTTCCACAACCAACTATTAAAAACGTAATTAAAAATAATAAGATTAGTTTATTTCTCATAATATTCAGTTCTAAAAATTTCTATTAATTCATTTATAGTATATATCTTGCCATCTTTAAAAAAAATGTAAAGATTATTTTTCAATGGTGTGGTCATATCATTTAGCCACTTTGTAAATTCAAAAGTAAATTTATATGTTACCATAAAACAAAGCATTAAAATAAAATTTACAACCAACATAAATTATTTTACGCCAACATATAATATCTGCTTTCTATTTCCTGACTTTCTATAACTAACGTGAACCCAAGCTGGATTTTCTTTAGTTCCATATTCCCATATCAACTGATCAAACTCTAAATTGTCTTTAATAAAATTAAATATTTGAGCATTTGTAAAGCCTTTTGTCGCTTGTATATCTATTGCCTCTCCTGTAACGTGTTGGCTTGTTCTTGAACCTCCAACCGCATTATTTAAAAGCAAACTTCTATAAAAAGATGACACTCGAATAGGCTTTTTAAAGTGTTCTCTAACTATATCAAAAACTCTAATACCTAATAATTGCATATTTATTAAAGCATTTGAGTTCGGAGTGTTGTTAATTCCTTTTCTTATTGCAGTTTGCGAAGTAACCGCTTCTTGATACGTTATGTATTTTGAAATATTTTTCATAATCTATTATTTTAATTCATTAATATCTTTTTTCAAATCCTTTGCTTTAGAAATTATTGATTTTATTATAAAATAAAATGATTTATTGCCTAACTTTTGCGAAGTTTCATCTATACTTTTTACTTCAATATACAACCAAAATACAGTAACTACTTTACTAATTAATAATGGCACTCCAAATAAAGTATTATTTTCAATTATATGTTTATCAATAAAAAATCCTAAAATAATTGAGCCAAAATAAAAGAAAGTTTTAACTACAATATTAAATAGCTTAGTACTTCTAAAACTACTCCAACCATTTAATTTAATACTAATATAAATAGCGAATAAAGTATCAAATAAAACCGCTAACCCTGTTAAAATTAAAAGTCCTTTAATCGGTGTTACAAAAGTAAGCAAACAAATTAACATAGTTTTAAAAAAAGTAAAAAGATATAGTTTCATTTTAAATATTATTTACTTCTTTAATTGGAATAAAAAACTTCATAACCAGCTTGTTCAAGTGCAACTTGTACGTAAGCTAAAGCAGTTTCAATAGTTTGTGTTTCTCCATCTTGTAATTCTACTGTAAGATTACCATTTGGTACATTTGTACTAATTGCATTTGCACCCTCTTTAAAAGCTATTTTACTTGCATAATTTGAAGATGCAATTTCTAAAGTAGTTCCGTTTGCTCTACCTGCAAACTCTATTCTACAATAAACTTCAGGCATTTCAATAGTTGTACCTGTGATAATAATTTTTGATGTTTCTGTTTGTTTTACTAATAATCCCATATTTTTATTTTTAAATTATATTATGAATTGCCACCCAGTGGACTTGTTTACGTATAATCCCTCTACCATATCTGTGCAATAAACCATTAAACCAACTGCTGGTGATGCTATTGCTAACCTTTGTGCGTTAGTCATACGTGGAGGAAGAAAGCCTTTTGTAGTTGATGCAAGTGTTAAAATTGAAGATGCGACATCCGAGTTTGTTCCAATACCAAAGTTACCTGTTGTGAAAATTCTTGCGTATTCATTGCTATTAACTACAAATACAACAGGGTGATTAGTTGTAGTTCCAAAAGTAAAAGCATTTAGCCCACTACTCGGATTAAATACACCTGTTCTTGTTCCGTCAGAAACAACAAACCTGAAAGCAGGATTGCTTATTCCAATACCAAGTCTATTGTTTGTGTTATCCCAAAACATTCCAGTCCCCGATCCAAGCGTTCCGAAAGTAGTACTACCATTTAATCTCGCCGTTCCATCCACATCGAGCTTAAACCCTGCGTCTGTTGTGGTGTTTATTCCTATGTTTCCATTACCTCTTACTTCTAACAAATTAGCATTATCCGCACTATTCCTAACCCTAAAAGCTATGTCGGTAGATAATGCTCCTTGTGCTCTTACGTCTAGTCTTGCCCCAGCTGTATCTGCTCCAATAGCTACATTTCCATATGGTCTAAAAAGTGTTGTTGAAGTGTTACCTATTACACTTGAATTAGAACCTAAGCCTATTGCATTGTGACCAATTACTATTTGATTGGTTTGGTTGTCGGCTGCTGCTCTTGTATCAACCCCTAAGAAAACAGAGTTGTTGGCTATTGTTAAGTTACCACCGCTTGAGATGAAACGACCTGCATTCACACCAACGAATGAGTTGTTACCCCCTGTTGTGTTGTTGGTTCCTGCATCACGCCCAAAGAATGAGTTGTTACCCCCTGTTGTGTTGTTGAATCCTGCTTGTACACCAACAAATGAGTTGCTATTTCCCGTTGTGTTGTTTGAACCTGCAGCTTGTCCAAAGAATGAGTTGCTAAATCCAGTTGTGTTCCTTTGACCTGCTGACCTACCTACAAAAGTATTAGAGTTAATAGAATGATTTCTTATATCATTGACTACTACACCTGAGCTATTTTTAAATGTAACGGTTGCACCATAATTTGAAATAGTTCTTATGCTTATGACAATAGTACCATCAAAATCTGATGTTGGTGTTATTGTTAGATTTCCTGTTGTTGTTGCTCGTGGACCAAAATTAACTACCGCATTTGATGTACCTGCTCCAACTGATTGACCACCAAAAGCAACTGTTACTGAACCTGCTGTTCTACCTGATGTTGTGATGTCTAATTGGTAGTAAGTGTTTACAACTGCTGCCAATGGGTTACTTAGCACATTGGTATTACCTGTTGTGTGTTGAAAACCATTAACAAAGTCTCCTGTCCATCCAACAGTTGTCCATCCCAAAGATGATAATAACTCTGCTCCAAGAGCTGCGCTATCTGTTGCTGTTGTTCCTTGAATATCTACTCTCGTTGCTGGTGCATTCGTCCCAACTCCTAACCTCTTATTTGTATTATCCCAAAATAAACCATTATCCCCAGTTTGAGTAGTTGTACCATTAAAGAAAGTAACTTGACCATTTGCACCTGTTCCTGTTATAGGATTTGTAAGTACGTTTTGCTTTAAAGCCAAAGCATCAAAAACACCATTTGAACTTACTGCGTTTGAACTTCCATCTGTTGGAGTTGCATCTATTGTAATAGTTGGAGCAAACTCTACAAAGTTAATTGTAGTAGTATTTATAACTGGATTTGCAGTTGTTTGTCTATATGTTTTACCGCCAAAAGTTCCATTTGTAATTCCTATTACTGCATTATTTAATTCAGTAGTTGAATTTGCGTCATTTGTTCTAACAAGTAAATAATTGCCAGTACCTATAATTGGACCAGAACCAACTCGATATATACCATTAAAAGCAGGAACATTATATTCAGTTACAACAACTCTCGAACCTTGAACAAGTGTATGTCCTTGAATTGTTAATCCTGAAATTTGTGGCAAACCCCCACCTTGAACTACATCGGCATTTAAAAGTAAAAGTTCAGCAGGTTCTTTCCAAGCACTTGGTAAAATATCATCAAGCATTGCATAAGTTCCGTCTTTGTCAGGTTCTGTTCTTTGCCTATTAGCAGTTAGTGAACTTATTTCTTTTGTTAAATAAAAATCATTAATATTTATTGTTTGTTCTAATCCATCTTTTTCAATAACTTTAATAATTCGACCATTAATGTCTCTAAAATCAAATTGTCCATCTAAATAGCTTATTTTAGCATAAGCATCAGTTGCAGTATCATATAATTGTAATTCAGGAATTAAAATTGGATTTGTTGTAACGTTATTATTATCGGTTACTTGTTGAAAATCAACTCCAGCTCCAATAGTAATTATATTAATTCCTTTTCTTAAAATCTTTGTATAAAATCCGTTTACTTTTACACTTCCTGCGTGGTCTGAAACTATATATAAGTTTGCTGGATTTGCCAAATGTTCAGCATAATCTAAACTTAAACCTACCTCACCAACTAAATGATTATTTGTTGACGTACTTTTTATAATTCCTTCGTCAATCAATAAATCATACTCGGCAACACTACCCTCACCAACTCTTAAAAAAACAGAATATTTTTGATTATTTGAAAGTGTAGTTAATGACAAATCAATTCGTAAATCAATTGTATCACCAACACTTAACTCACTAAAATCAAAACTATTTGTTGTACTATTCCAAACATTAGTAACACCATAAGGAGCTTGTGTTAAATTAGTTTGTGCTCCTAAAGTATCATTAGTTATTTTCTTTTCCACATTAGCAACTAAAGTTAATGCAGTTGTTTGAGTTGCCAAATCATTATGATGAAAATACCCAAGTGAAGAAAATAATTGTTCTGGTTTACCTATAATAAAATCGTCTTGAGTATCATCATTTTGATTCCAATTAGCTTGAACGTTAACCTCTGCGCCCTCTTCAATTCCATCAAGTTTATTTTTATCAGTAATTGTGTAATCATTTGAACTCAAATCTTTACCTAAAACTTTATCAACTTTAGTATCATAAAGCTCGGTATTCATTTGATTCTGATGGTCAAACGCTGTTCTTAATTGGTCGCCATTTCCACTATCTGGAATATCTATGTTATGTATAATCTGTGCCATTTAGTACCAATTTGTTAAATTATCAGTTATTTTTTTTGCGTTTTTAAATTCAGGAATTTCAATAGTTGACATAAACTTTAAAAATTGACCTTCATAACTAACCGCTATATTTTTATAATTCGATGCCATTTCTTTTATTTCTAAAGAACTTGGCGAAGTATCACCTGTATTGCCACCTAATTTAAAACTACCATTATTTGCAGTTTTAAAAGTATTCAAAGATAAATAAATTGATGCAGTATGCCAAGCTAAAATAGGTCTTATATAATCATTTAAAATTATTAAATAATTTCCGCTTAAACTACCAGCATAAATTACATTATACAACTCTTCACCCAAAAGATTTTTAATATTTATTTTTTGTGCTACTTCGATAATAGGTTTGATTCTGTCAATATCTATATTTCCATCAAATCCTACTATTTCGCTAATGTCGTCTGGTTCTAAAAATAATTGTATCATTATACTTGTGGTGTTACTTGTGGATTACCTAATAATCTAACTGCTTGTTCACGATTAAATCCAAAAATTAAATCTAAAATTGCTATTGCACTTTCATAACTTGTAGTACCAGCTACATAAGAGGCTTGAACTTCTAATAAAGATTGAACACCTCCTACACTTCCCTTAAGTTGTGCCTGTGCATTTAATGTAGTATCATCTAATAATGGTGTTTCTGTTTCAATTTCTTCTACTTTGTCAAAATCTTCAAATTCTAAAACAGAAACTGGATTTATAAGTTTAAAAACTGGTAAAATTCCGTTTATAAATACTTCACGAAACGGATTAATATTACGTCTGTAAGCATCTTGTAGCGCTTGTGTGCGTTCTTCAGCGTTATTTGAAAATCCTGTTGATGTTTGACTTCCTGAAAATAATATTGGTGGTGCTGAATGTGCTTTAATTATACATCTTTCAGCTTCTTCAGTAAAAAAGACATTTTGTTGATTCAGATCTGGAGGAGCAATTCTATCAACTGTTGTTGCATATTCTGCACCTTGTTGGTAAGCTACAACAACTGCGCCATTGTTAGAAGTTCCAGCAACTCTTTTACGCATTTTATCTGCTTCTGCTTCTAAAGTTTCAGGGTCTATATTCCCAGAATTTACATTTACAACAGTTAATTGATTAATCGAGTTGTAAAGAAAGTTAATAGCACTATTTGAAAGTTCACCCTCGACTTTTGCCCACTGAATCCCAGAAACCCAATCAGGAACTGGAAAAATATATTTTGATAAATTCTTAACGTATAAAAGTTCTATTTTATTGCCATTATCTTTTCCTGTAAATTTTGGATAGTCAATGATTTTATATCTATATCTGTCCTTCCAATCTAAACAAAATTTATAACTTTTATGATTAAAAGTTCCACGCTCTAAAACGATTGCAATTTTCTCAATATCAATATAAGATAATCTTAAAGGCTTTCCATTTACCCAATATACTAACATCGAAAATCCGCCGTGTATCTTTAAATCTTGAATAGCTAATTTAGTATCATCATCATCTAAATATTGCTTTATATTACCATCTCTTAAAGTTAAACCAGCTCCGTAAATATAATTCGTAAAAGCGTTTATAATTGAGTTGTTTGTTGGTGAATCTTCATATAAATCTCTATAAGTTCTAAAATTTTGATTCAAATTGCCATTCATTGTATAGTCTAATGAATACGATGGCTTTATTTCGATAGGTAAGTACTTGCTCATTTTCACATTATCTGTGAAAACGTGTATATTATTGGAATTTTGCTCTTTCATTTTTGTAATTTTGTATGTCTGTACCCTCGTTAACAACTAATATTTTGCCTAAATAAACAACTTCATTATTTTTAGTAATAGATAATTCAAATTTATCACGATGTTTAGCGTTTATTTCAGTTTCATCTAATCGAATTCTCACGTAATTTCCATCAATAGTAAATCCATTATTTACTTTTTCAGTTAATTCTTTAGTATATTCATTCTTTAAGTCAACTATTAAAGCATCATTCTGTAATATTTCTATTCTTGGAATGAATTTAAAAATATATTGAGTATCTAAATATAGTATTTTCATATAAAAAAAGCCGTTAATTTTATTTAACGGCTCGATTTTAAGTTTAAAGTTTAAACCGTTGCCATTATAGCATCGGCATATTCCGTAAGTCCTGTGCCACTTAATACATATAAGTCTGAATGTTCAAACTCTTTAGTAGTCACATTAATTGTGTAGCCATTTAAGTCTTGACCTGTTCCACCAGTTGCATTAGTTCCTGTGAAAACTTCGCATCCAAATTGTGAACCAATTGCTTTAATAGTTCCGTCGTTTAATTCTAAAAAGCAAACCCAACGTTTAGTGTTTTGTCTGAATTTTTCAACGATATTAGCAATTTTCAAACGCTCTGTTTGACTTGGTGGAATTGGTAAAGTAAAAGGGAATGTTCCAGCAATTTCACCTGCTAAAGTATCCATTCCGATTGTATCTGTTTCAGTGTAAGTTGAAGTCGTATTACGAATTTCAAACCTTGCTATAAAAGGAGTTGTTCCGAATGTAGTTTCTAAATCCACAACCCCTGCTGAGGTTGTGGCTAATCTATTAAATACATTAAACGGAGCAAATCCAATAGCTTTTACACCTGCTTTTGAAAGTCCTGCAGGTCTGCTATAACTTCCTGTAAGTGTTTGTGCCATTTTTTATCCGTTGTATAAAGTTATGTATTTTTGGTTTGTTACAAAAGTAGCAATAGAACCTACATTTTTGATGTAACGTTGCATTGCACCATTTGCCATTTTATCAACTTGTAATGAAGAAACATCGCTCGTTAAGTCCATTAATAATTTCAAGTACATACCTGGAGCTAAAATTCTAAAACCTTGTAATGGTACGAATTTAATTTCGATTCCATTGTAGTAGATTTTCTCATTAACACCTGCTCCTTCAACTAAAAAGTTAACTTGTTGTGCAGCACCTACAGCATTGTTAGCAATTTTGATTAATTGCTTATCACCACGTGGAGCAAAGATGTAAGGAACTTCTAAAGGATTTGTGTTGTTTACTACCTTTTCAGGAGCACCAGCGTATAATTTAGCATATTCAGCAGCGATGTTAGCACTTGTTACAGTTGTACCACCTACTTTAGTGTAATCACCTAAACCAGCTCCTGGAGTTGCTTTAGCTTGTGAATCATTATAAAGGATTTTAGCAGCAAATGAATCAAATAAAGTAGTTGGCATTGCAGCTACTAAAGTTTTTGCAGATGCAGAGATAGAACCTTGTGCAGCATTAGCGGTTAATGCAGCAATAGCAGTTTTTGTTGCGGCAGTTGCGCCATTCCAGATTTTGTTCTCCATATCCTCACCAATTGCTGGTGAAACTTGAATTAATACTTTTCTGTCAAACTCATCAGACACAACATTAAATGCACCAGCCTGCATAGTTTTTTCAAACTTTGTACCTTTCAATACATTGTCATCAATTGTATCCTCATAGTTGTAAGTTAATAAAGAAACTGGAGTTTTTTGAATGTTCAAATCAATGTTACCAGTTGCAGTCACACCGCCTGTGTTTAAAGCAGTCATTTCAACTGCTACTTTACTTTCGTAAACATCAGTTCCAGACTTGTGTCCTTCTTGAATATCGATGATATTATCTCTAAATGTTCCAGAGTTTGAGTAGATTTCTTGTACTACTTCTTCTAATTCGGAATGATTTCTTGTCGTTCCTGTGTAATTAATTGCCATTTTTTATTCGTTTTTTGATTTATAATTTACCTCTATTAAATTTTGCTTTTTCAGCATTTGTCATTTCTTCATACTTCTTTGCAGGAGCTGATGAAGTTTGTTTACTCATTTCTAAAATCTGTTTACTCATTTCTGTAAGTCCAGATTCCTTTTCAACTAACATAGCTTCCGCTTTTGCTAATTTTTCTTGTAAGTCAGAAACCTGCATTTTTAAATCTGCATTTTCTTTTTTCATTGCTTCAACATCAACCTCTTCTGTTGGTGCTGGTTCAACTGCCATTTCTTCTTCTAATGGCTTTTCTTCTTTGTTTGGTTCAACTTCTTCTTCTTTTTTTTCGTCTTCGATTTCTTCTTCAACGCTAAAAAAAGCCTTAAGCATTCCCCAAAGAGATTCAGGCGTTTTTTCTTCTTTTGTCATTTCTATTTTAAAATTAGTATTAGTACTCACTTCGTTAAATTCAAAACTGCTCTCGATTGATAAACCTCCGATTTTACCATCTTTTACGTCTTGCCATATTTCAGGATTTTCTACTTTATATCCCATTACCCAATCACCTACTCTCGCATTTAATCCCAATTCTTTTGATTTGTCAAGTTCGGCATTTTGAACTATCCAACTTTCAAAAGGATAAACACCATCAACTAATTTATTTTGGTGGTCTATATTAGTTTCTTTATTACCGTTATTTTTAAAATATGCTTGTTGCATTTTTTCAACAGTTTCTGGAGTGTAGAAAACTTCAGCTTTCTCTCCTTGAACATCGTTTCTAAAAATTAATTGATTCGGTCGCATTGCAACTGAATAGAATATTTGTTTTTCATCATTTGCAAAAAACAATATTTCATTTTCTTCTTTTGAAAAAAATACAATTCCATCGCCAACTGCAGGAGTTTCAACTACTGAAATTCTCTCAAGTTTATGATTGCTTTCATTAAATTTTAATTCGTATTTTTTCATAATTTTAAACAAAAAAATCCATACCGAAATTAATCGATATGGATAAAATTTCCAAACAAAACAAATAAATTTTTAGTGCTATGCATCTTCACATAGATATTATAATTGTTTTCAAAGATAATACTTTTTTTATTAATTCCAAATAAAAATAATAAAATATTTTAAAAAGAATTTGAAGTAATTGCGTTTCTGTCTGCTGTTTGTTGGTCTGTAACTTCTTGACCTACTACAACCGCTTTAACTATTGGTTGTTGTGCTACATTATTAGCTAATGTAGTTCCGATTTGGTTCTCACTTGAATTTTGAAAAGCTACGTTTGGCTGTGCACTCCCACTTATTCCATTTGTTGAAGAACTTCCACCAGCATCTGCTCCGCCACCACCTAAACTTGCCAATGCTTTTGCAGTTGCAGCTATTGTTGAAGCTATTCCTATTCCTGCACTTACTTTATTTAATGCTATTTCTGTTGCTGCTAATGCTGGTCCACCTGGTATTAAAGCATATTTTGCAGTTACTGCTGCATTTGCTGCTTGAGTATTTGTAACTATTTTTGCTATCCCTATTGCATTTTCAGCTATTACAGCACCTTTTTGTAATGCTTTATTTTTACCTGCAATATTTGATAATAAATTAACTCCTTGACTTGCAACATCTAAAGATTTTCTTTCAATTTCTTCTTTAGCTTTAGCAACAGTTTCAGCATCTTCAATTGCTTTCTTATTTTTATTATCAATTATATCAGCTTCTTTTTCAAAATTATTTTTAATTCTTATTCCTTCTTCTTCATCTAATTTAGCCAACCTTTCTTTTTCTTTTGCATCATACTCTGCATTTAGTATAGTATATTTTTCATTGTGAGATTGCATTAATTTTGAAATATCTACGCCTTTTTTTGATAAAGCTATTATTTCTTCTAAATCTCTTTGCTCTTGTAAATTTAATTTTTCTAATTCTGTTTTAGCTTTTAAATTCTGTAATTCTATTTCCTTTGACCTCTCTAATGATGCAACAGATTTATAAAAATCCTGCATTTCTTTAATCTTTCTTTCTCTCTCCTTTTTTCTTTCTTGTGCTAATTCTTCATTGTGTTTCTTTTCAGCTTCTATTTTCTTTTTTCTTGCATCGGTTTCTTCTTGAACTTCGGCAACTTGATTATCTCTGATTATCTGTGAACGTTTATCAACTGCAGTTTTTAAATTATCATTCTGTTTTATATAAAATTCTTTTGCACGTTCATAAGTTGCTTTTTGTGCATCGGTAGCATCTTCTAAACTCGCTACTCTTTTGGCTTCTAAAAATATAGAATAGGCTTTTACAGTATTCAATTTTTTCTCTGCAAATTCCTGATTAGCTAATTCAAGTGATAATTTTCTAATCTCTCCTGCACTTTTACCACTCGCTTTAGCCATTGCAAGTGTTTGATTTTGATTAATCTCTAATTGTTTATTTGTTTTTTCAGTTGTTTTTTCAAGTGTAGTAATTTCGTTATTTAATTTTACATTTGCCTTTGTTGCTCTTTCGCTTTCAGCACTCGACTCCATCAACGATTTTGTCAAATAAGCAATACCAGCTACTAATGCAACTAATGCAACCGCTAAAGCCACAACAGGATTAGCACTTACAGCTACATTCCAAGCCCATTGCGCAGCAGTTACAACTGCAGTTGTTGCAGATAATGCACCATTTACAACTACATTCTTTGCTTTTGCTAAAAAAGATTGGTTTTCAACCGCTACATTCGCTTCGGTTGCTAAAGTATCAGCTGTTTTTGCAGTAGTAATACTTGCATAACTTGCGACTAAAACAGCTTTTAATGTATTAAATTGGTCTCCCAGATCTGAAAGTCCTGTAATCGCTTGACTAAATGCCATTGCGGATTGAACTTTTAAAAGCATTTTTTCAGTATCTTCAGATTGGTCACCAAATAATCCCATTGCTCCTGTTATTCCAGTCATAGCAGTTGCAGCAATATTTGTAGCTGCGCCTAATGCTTTAAATTTTTGGTCAGGATTAAAACTATCTGCTAAATCTTTAGCGAATCCCATCTGGTCTTTTAAATCTGCAACCTTTTTAGCTGCTTCAATTGCTTCTTTTGAAGTTTCACCAAATGTTTGTGATACTCTTAAAAGTTCCTGATTAGCTTCACGTAATTGAGTTTTAAAAGATTTTAAACCCTCCTCATTCTTTTTAATTTCTTTTGTGTTTTCTTTCTGTGATTGGTTTAAATTCTCAACTGAAACGTTTAAATTATCTACACTGCTTTGTGCTTTGTCTGCATTAGTCTGATAATTTAATTTTATATTTTGATTGATGTCTTGATTCTCTGCCATTTTATTAATAGTTTAGTAGTTGTATTTTTGCTTTTCCAGTTGTTGTGTCGATTGTACTATCTATAATTGTATAAAGTGTTTCTTCTACAATTATTTCGTTTTGAATCCTAAAACCAGTCGGAGTTAACGTTGTAGCGTTTGCTTTTGTATATTCGTTTATTCCTATTTCGGATGCGGGTAAGTTAAAAGTAAAATTATTTAACATTACATTTGGACTTAACAACCTTTGAATGTTATCCTCGTAATATCTTTTATATAAACTTGAATCAAATTCAATTGAGTTAAAAATAATATTTGAAAATGATAAACTATTATTATTAGTATTAAATGGCGCAACTCGATTATAAGTGTTTGTACCAAAATTAATTAAATTGCCTGCTCCATCTTGACTCTGAACAGAAATTTTATAAGGTGAAACGCTTGTATTTAATTTATGGAATATAGTAGGCTCTCCATAATTAGGTTTGTATCTGTTAATTCCTAATCCATCCTGATATGGTGCCTCATCTGTAAATCCGTAAGCAGTAATTAAATCATTAGTTCCAACTACAGGAACTGGTGGAATGATTGAGAAATTAGTTTCTATTTTCATTTCATTCGGAGCTTCAACAACTGTATCAGGATATATAACTTGTCCGTATTCTTTGTTAAATAAACCTTTATATTTTACATTACTAAAATATTTAGAAGTCAAATGTTTGAAGTTAAATTTATTGAATTTAACAGGTACAGATTTAACCACATTTGAAAGGTCAACGTATTTCGTATAGTCTAAAGTATTTTTAGAATATTCTAATCCATAACTATCAATATCTGCTTTACGCAACCAATACAATTTGTCAGTTGTTGGATTGTTATTTATAATCTGAATATCAAATGATTTTGTAAACGAAGTAATAAAATCAATTACTTTCATTTTAGGTAACATTTTAAATAAATTAGTTATTCCCAAACCACTCGATGCAAATGTATTGTTCCCTGTATATGTAAAAGTGTCGGTGTCTATTCCTGGTCCTGGAAAACTGAATCTTTTGAATATAACTTCTGAACTATTGTTTGTATAAAAGAATCCTTCTGGAAAACTTATATTTGTGTAAAATTCAAATTCATTACCATCAAATAAATTTAAAGGAATGTTTATTATTACAGTTTGATTAACACTTGCATTCCCTGTAATTTGAAAATCTAAATTTAAAACCTCCAAGCCTGTTGACTTTTTTATTAAACTAATTCTTGCATTTCTATTAGTTGATGTTGTAAGTAGATTATTAAAAGTAACTCTATAATTAACTGAATATGTTTGAAATTGTTTAATTAGCTTTATAGAAGAATCAGCGTTATTAACTATTGCTTTTGGATTTGTAGCCGAAGTATTGAATTGTTGTGTGATTAATAATCTTTTTGATTTAAAATTACTTTCTAACTTTTCATTGCACCACATAGCCATTGTATTAAATTCATTTGTATTGAAAAAAGGACATTCAATATTTAGATTGTACTTTTTTATTATCAAATTCATTAATGATTTGAAATATATTGCTGGTCTTAATTCTAAAGCTACTACTTGATTGTAGCTATCAAAGAAAGCAGTTGAAGGACTGTAAGCTATATTGTCATATAATCCTGATAATCTTGGCTCATCATAATTCCAAACCCTTAAATTTGACAAAAAAGGAACAAAATAACTTACATTAACACCATTAACTAACTTATTATCACCTCCAGTTAGTAAATCTGCAACAGATCTAGGTGTGTAATTTATATCCAAGTCTGCCAAATCTTGCAATGTATCATCTTTTAAAATGGCTTTTATATCGGTTGTTTTTGATGCAAAAGATACATTATACATTTTAGTTGATTTGCTGTCTATTTGACTTGTATTTACCTTTAAAAAGCCGTTAAAATTAAGTAAATGATTTACATATATTTTACAAAAGAATTTAAACTCAGATATTTCTTTAATTGTTTTATTATATCCAAACCACTCAACTAAATTCTTATTCTTTTCAGATGCAGGGATTGTAAACGATAAAGAGTAAGGTAAAAATACCTTTGTAATATCTGTTAAATCTTTTGATGTTTGCTTAAAATTAATAGGCTCATTTTTAAACAAGTCAAGTTTTTTATAAGTCAAATCGTCAATAGAAATATATACATCTGTTATCATAATATTTTGCTTGTGGTTTCTTCTAATTTAATAGTATAATCTATTGAAGTTTTATCGTTGTAAGTATTTTTAAACTGATAATCATTATCTGTACAAATAACTGGATATTGTCTATGTGTTTTGTAAAATCCTATTTCTTCGCTTGTTGTCGTTGTTGAATCAATTGTAATATTAGTATCATCAATAGTTACACTTGTATTGTCGATAGTAATTCCTAAAGTAGTAACCAATTGCAAATCACCTTTGAATTTAATAAAATATATTTTAGGTGAATAAATAATTTGCTCAACCAATTCCGCCATATCTTCATACAATAAACCAGTATTTAATTGATATGATTGCAACGCTTCTAAGATACTTTTGCTTTTAGAATGTTGGTAAGTATTATCAACTCTTGATACATCTCTGTACGCTATTCCTTTTACTTCATCTTTTATTTTAACAGATTGCTTTAAAGAACCAGTTGGTGTGAATGTTTCAAATAAACCTAATTTATTTATAAAGACAATTAACATACCATCACGGCAATCTTTAGTTAAATGAATCGGTGGAGTTATGATATTTCTATTTATCATATTTGCTGTTGTAGCTGTTGTGTAGCTATTAGTCAAATTGAAACTTTGCTCAAAGTAATGATGTACTTTTGAGTTATACCATTTACGAACATCAGTTTCAAATCCTAAACTTTCATTTGGTCTTATTCCATTATTAGAATAGTTCCCTTGCTCATAATTCCAACGATTGCCAAGAGTTGCAAAGTTTGTATTAAAATCTCTAACTACTACACCAGTTGAACTTGTTATCTCGGCTTGTATTTGCCAAAATACGCCTTGCCCTGTTATTGTAGGCTCGGTTAATTCGTTATATAAAAATTGTGGTTGATTAGTATTTGATGCGTTTATTGGATTGATTAGAAACGATTTAATATATTCATCAATTTGAAATAAAATGTAAGTATCTTCAACGCTTATTTTTTGACTAAAAAAAGTAAAATTAGGATTGGCTAAAGTTTTATTTTGGTCACCATTCCAAATCCATAATTTCAATTTAACAGATTGCAAAGTGTTATCAGTTGCATCATTTGTTATCCTTGCAAAAATTGGTGAATTACAGAAAGTGATTTGTTCAACGCTATCTATATCAGTTCTAATTAAACCAGTTGTACTATAAACGTTTGAGTAAACATAATCGGTCGTATTATAACTTAATTTTAATCTAAACAACGTAGGCTGTGTAACTGTGAATCCACATCGAGGAGATGTTGTTGAACCTGCACTACTTCCCCAAGTTGCACCATTATCAATTGAACTTTCAACTATAACAGCATTTGCAGTTCCAACTCCTGAAATAGTAAAGTATAAACAACCTGTACTTGCTGTATAACTATCTAATGTAATTGTCATTTTTTCGTTTTATTTAGAATCATTTCATTGATTTCTTTTATAATTACTTTTGTTTGCTCCTTTGCGAATCGGTTAACGCTTTCAAGTAGTTCATTCGGCTTTTGATATGCTCCATAATACCTATGGAATACTACTAAAGTTTCACTTCCTATTACTCTTTTGTTTACCGAATCCCTTAAAGTTCCACCTGCTTTAATTAATTCCCCTTGTTTGCCCCACTTGTCATCACGTTTACGGTATCTGTCTTTAGCAACTCGTGAGTTTTTACTTGCATCCTCAACAATCTTATCGCCTAAAATTAAAAGATTACTTTTTATTATCTGTTTTGCTGTCTTTTTTTTCATTTAATCGACGTATTTTATTAATCAAAGCTGTTGCATTCGTGGTACTTGTCTTTGACAATTGGCGTAAACTTTTACGTATAGAAGTGCGACCGCTTTTTGTCTTTGTGGTTTCTACTATATCGCCATTTACATCAACTAATTCAAATCTATATTTCGAGCCATATGGCATATACTTTTTTGCATTTTCCATCAATTCAGAATTATCACCATATTGACCATAATTCATTTCACGAAATATAATCTCATCACGTTTAACAGTGTATGAAATAGAACGTTTAAGAGTACCTTGGTCAACTCGTGCAGTTGCTTTGCTTTCGTTGACTATCTGCTGTGCTATAACTCTTAATTCTTGAATATCCATCTTAATAATTTACAACCTCATTTGGTATTTCAAATGTAACCTCAACCTCAACTCCACTTAAACCATTTCTACTAATTGACTTCAAATAAGAAATAGTTCCAATAGTTTCTGTAAATACCAATTCATTATTATTACGTTCTCTTAAATGATTTAAAAATCTAAATAGAACTTGCTCCAATTCGTTTATAATATCATAGTGATTTGTACTTTCTAAACTTTTGGAATTGTCAACTTTTGGAATTATATCTACTTGGTCCAATAACGTAATTAAGCATTTGTAAGGCAATGCTTGTCCGTATTCAGTTTCTTTTATATAGAAGTTTGCTAAAGGATATATCGTTTCTTTATTAACGTCTATTTCGTATTCCTGGAAGTTAGAAGTAGTATTTATCAATGGCTCATTATTAAACCAATCTTGAAGGAATTTATGTAATTTAATGTAACTCATTTTATATTTTCTACTATTTTTTTTCTGATTAAATATTCTGCCCAAAACAGAAACTCTTCAGTTTTACTATTATAAATTTCTTCTTTGCTTTTAAAAACTCTACTTTGCAATAAAGAGTAAACCATTTCAGGATAACCGCCGTAATGTTCTAAAAATTCCTTTCTATGTACCGAGCCAACCGTAATAGCACTATTAATTTCTTCAATAGGTGGCGGATTGTAAATCCACACAAACTTATTCTTTATTTCGGTGGCTCGTTGATAAAAAGCGAAAATACATAATTAGCAGTTTCTAAATTTACTATTCCACTTTGCCAAAAGAATTTCTTCTTGACTGCTAAATTAATAAATAATTCTTTATCTAAATGGATTAATGTATCCAAATCTATAAATTGTTCCGCTTTTTTTAAATCAATTGAAAACTTATAATTCTGAACTTTACCAGGCGTTTCAACTGCTTTATAAAATTCCTTTTGGCAATGCATAAACAACTCAATTGGATAGCCTTTGTACCACGTATCCATAAATAATTGAGCTACATCAAAATCAGCATTACCCTCGTTTTCTTTTATTGCTTTATCAAAGTTGTTTAACTTAATAAAATCAATATGACTTCTATTTTTGTACTTTGGCATTTGATAATTTCTTTAGATTAGTTCTTTTATTACAACCCTGATACTTCCAAATAGCATCAAGTTTATATAATTCTATTGGTTCGTTTGGAAATAATTCTTTAAAAACTATTTCGCTTTTAATTTCATCTTTATAAATCGTTCTAAATTTTTGATTTAAAAACGGGTGTACTTCTCTTAAATTTGATTTCATAATTATGTAGATTGTGGTTTCATACCAAATAATTGTTTATTAATGCAATATCCTGCTGCTTCAGTTATGTGGTCATACCCTCCGTTTTTGTCAGGTATCCCATTTCTATATGCTTGATTCTCTAATGCTTCAGCAAAGTTATGACATTTTTTATCATTAACAAATAGAATTGATTTTTCAAATGCAATATTAACCGCATTTACTCTTGTACTAACTGCTGGATTTGTTTTATCAGATACAACCATAAAGTTATTTGAACGTAATATACTAAAGTCATCAGCTCCAGATGTGCTTCTTTGATTCCCACTTGCATCAGGATTAATTATTATTTTATGACCGATGTATTTAGTCCTTAATATTTCACAAATACTTTGAGTATTATAAGCCATTGCAATTTCGTCAACAGCATATAATACGTTATTTCTTTTGACAAATATAACAGCATTCATATTTCCAATATTAAAATCCAATCCTACAAATAACTGCTCATTTGCTAAAGGGACTACATCAGATCTGTGTGCTTTTCTATTATAACTTTGATAAACAGTATCACCTTTTAGATTTATAAAGTCACCATTAATATATGCCTTTACTTGCGCTTCGGTATATGTTTGTTTTAAATTATCAATATAGTCAGATGGTAAAAAAGGATTATCAATCGTCTTTGCTTTTATAATTGTTTTATTTGGATTTGGATTCTTTACAAAGAAGTCATAAAGCCATTTAAAGCCTTCAGGAGTTCCAACTACATCTGTTTGATTTACTTGTCCTTCTGGAAGTATAGCACGATTTCGACCTATTATTTTAGCAAAAGCTAAATTCATTTTATCAGTCGGAAGTATATCTGTTTCATCGATTAAAGAGTAAGCAGTTTCATATCCTACTATCGTTTCAGGATTTGACATATTTCGAAGTAATATTTTACCATACTTGGTACGTATATCAAAATCGGATTTGTTTAAAGTGTATTCTATTCCGTAATTACTAAATGTTTCAGGGAACCTTTCAAGTGCAACTTCTTTAATAAGTTTGAAAGTAGGTAAGTAATAAGCAACTGCTTTACCATTACTTTGTAAATGTTTAACTATTATTTTATCTATTGCAACATTAGTTTTGCCACTACCATATCCACCTATTAAAGCTGTGTGTTTATGTGTTGATTTTATAAATGCGGATTGATGTGGCAAAGTGCTAATGTTTAGTTGCATCGGTTAAAACAATTTCGTTAATCAATTCTGTAGTTTGTGTGATTTCCTGTTGTTTTGGTAAAACGTAAGGTAAAAGTTTTATTAATGCGTCTATTCTGTCTTTAGGGTCATCGATTAAATTTAAAAGACTTTCAAAGTTTTCAAGTTCAGATACAACAAGTTCATGTATCTTGTCTTTGATACTTGAACTTATTTTATTAGGAGTTCCTTTTTGTCTACCTCCAAATTTTTTTCCTGTTGTATTTGCCATTCTAAAAAAAACTATTTTAGTTTTATTAAATTATATCAATAAATACAAAATTAGTAATTATTTTTTAATTACCAAGCATTGTAATAGGATTTATATTTTGATTCCAAAAATCTTTCTGTGTAATTGGTGTTATTTCTTCTACTTTATTTTCAGTTTTTTTATTATACCCTCTTTTATTTCTAATTTGTTTAACTTGCGCTGGTGTTAAACTTAGATTGTTATCGCTTAAAAATTTGCGTATTGTTGCAAAAGAAATATTTAATTGATTTTTAATTTCTTTAATAGGCAAAGTTAATCTATTTTCTATTATAAATTCTTCTTGTTGTGGTGTCATATTACTTTTTATTGTTATATAAACCCCAATTTTTAGGGTTTATCTTGTTGTTAAAAGTTAAATTATTTTAATTGTACCGCTTTATAATAATAATTTTTGTTTTTATTTAGTGTTTGGTATTCGTAAAATGTGATTTCTTTAATAAACTCTTCAGAAGTTTCTTTATGTATCGCAATTAGTTTTAATTTAGTGTTTGGGTCTAATGCGTAGGGTTGTTTATTTGTTGCCATATTCTTTTATTTTAATATCATATTGCAATTTTTTAGCTATTAATTCTTCTTTAGTATATTTTTTTACTCGATTAATATCACAAATATTGTCTAAATTTGTGACATAATCTATTCCATAACGTTTAATTAAACCTTTGCGAAAATTTAATTCATTACCATTCATAAATCTGTTACATTTTCTGCATTGTTTATGGCAATTATTTTCGTTAAATATCAATCCTGAATAAATTTCTGCTTTGTAGAAATGACCACCATCAAATAAATCTGCGGTTGTAGTATCGCAACTTATACAAGGTTTATCACTATCACGTAATCTAATCCACTTTTGAAACGATTTTCTTGCTTCTTGCTTATATTGACCTATTGTTTTAAGTTTTGCTCTTAAATCGCTTTTAAATGCTTTTGCTTTATCTGACTTAACTTTTAAGTTTATTTTATTAAAAACAACTTTTCCAGCATCGTCCT